CGCACCAACTTTACCGCTGGCCTGACGACCGTCTCATCGATCTGACGCCGGGCGAGCTTACAGCGGTGACGCCGGAACAGCTTTACACTTTTCTTGATAAATGCCGGAACATTTTAGAGCGCGTCGGGACGCTCAAAGGCAGGGTCAATGAGCGGAAGCCAACGGTAAATGGGGCCGGTCTCAATTTAAAAGAACAGGAAGGCGAAATGTCGGAGATCGATGCCGCCCTGGCATCTCTACCCAACGACGACGTGCATTACGACGATTGGATGAACACATTGCACGCAATCAAGGGTGCTGTCGGAGAAGATGGTAGGGAGTTGGCGCATCGATGGTCTTCACAATCTGAAAAATACGACGAAGCCAAGACAGATCGTGCGTGGGATAGCATCAAACACGTTTACAGCATTGGTGCCGGGTCGATTTATAATTGGGCAAAGCAGCATGGATTTAATTTGCGGGAGCTACGTGCCGAAGCAAAAGCAGAGGTGCGTGTTGAAGCAGCGCAGGAAGCCGTCAAAGGGCGCATCTTGTCGCTGGGGCAGCTTGCATCCCTGCCGCCACCATCGCCGCTGGTCGATGGCCTGATTTTTCGCAACACGTTGGTCAATGTCTTCGGCCCGCCCGCCAGCTTCAAATCATTCCTGGCGCTCGACATTGGCCTGTCCGTTGCTCACGGCGGATCATGGCACGGGCGAGAGGTACACAGTGGACCCGTCTTATATATAGCAGGCGAAGGTGCCGCTGGTATCAGAAAGCGGGCGTCGGCTTGGATGATGAACCAAGGCGTCAGTGACAATGGCGAGCCATTTTTCGTACTGCCGCAAGCCGTCAACATTAGAGACGCCGCAGAAGTCGATGCGTTGATTGCCGAAGCCGGTGAAACCATGCCGCAGCAGCCCGCGTTGGTCATTATAGATACGTTGGCACGATCCTTCGGCGGCGGTGACGAAAACAGCAACGTCGATATGGGCGAGTTCATCATGCAGTGCGACCGCATAAAGACTGCGTTCGACGGTGCAACCGTGATGATTGTGCATCACAGCGGCAAAGATACAACGCGCGGAGCGCGGGGGCATTCAAGCCTGTACGGTGCCGTCGATACAGAACTTGAATTGAAACGCAGCCAGGGCAGCGACAGCGTCACGATCCGCAACAGCAAGCAGAAGGATGCCGAAGAGACGGACGGCATCCGAATGACGGCGCGGGTTGTCACACTGCCGCCGGGGGATGGCCTGTGGCTGGAGGAAGAAACCAGCATCGTACTGGACTATGACGAGGCACCGGAAGCCGTCGACCGGGAGCGGAAGCTGGGGGGCAACCAAAAGGCTGTGATGCAGCAGTTGGAGAGAGCAATTGAGCAAGTCGGCGAAGCACGATTTGTCGACGGTGCAGAGCGTCAAGTTATTACGGCCGAGACGGCCAAGACATACGCCTACATGGTGCTGCCGAAACCAGAAGGGAAAGATAACCGATGGACGAACTATTCGCGGGCCGTCACGACGCTGCGCGACCGTGGATTGGTCGGGTTCTACAACGATTATTTTTGGGTAAATCGATGACCTACAAAACCTACATTTACCTACAATGTAGGTGTCGCGCAAATGTAGGTATTCACCTACATTACCTACATTTCCCTCTAAGGGAATGTAGGTATGTAGGTCTACATGATCTGGACGTTGCAGAATGAGGCGCGGCAGACAGCGTCCCGATAAGATTACGGCTCCGGAAAAATACGCGGACCCGATCAGCGACGCGATTTTTCACGCTGTCCAAACGCTGGATCGGGTGGTCGTCAAAATGGATGAAAAGTGGGGCGTCGATAGATTGCCCGCTTTGGTCAGTCCAGAGACGGCTGCGAAGTTCGGGTCCGCGAAGGCGAAGCTCGATGCAGCGCTTGAACGCAACGATGATGCGGAGGTGGTGCGGAGGTGTTCGGTGCTGGCGAGAGGATATGCCGCGATGGACGCTGAAGCGGAACGACTGGGGCGTGAAGTGATGAAGCCGCAGGCATGGGTGTGGCGTGACGAAGACGGCAACCCGCACGCGTTCGTTCGCGAAAGTGCCGAGGCGATTGCGTATGGCAAGGACAACCCCGGCACCGCTGTTTTCACGATGGCCGAAATTTCTCGACTGTCCGCGATTTTTCAAGATGAAACGGACAAGATTGGAACGGCCGTCAAACAAACGTTTCCAGGCGCAACAATCGTGCGAATTGACGACAAGGTGCCAGATGATGAGCTACCCTTCTAACGTTGGATTTTTCGACATCGATCAGTTCCGAGAGATTCTGTTTGAGTCTGCGCGAACTTTAGTCCGTCTTCCGGCGCAACGGCCCGCAGGGTTCGGCAGCGGCTGGCCCGACTATTTACACGATTTTTCTACATCCTACGGCTGGGAGGCGGCGAGCTACAAACCGGACCCGCCAACCGGCCGCGCAATCGATCAACTCGACCGTGTCCTGGCAATCATCGCCAAACGTCCGGACGATGGCCGCCTTGCCATGGCGGTTGCGCTATCGGCGCAACGGAACGGACAACCGCGCGACAGGGGGCCGCAATGGAAACGGACGGCGAGACGGTTCAACATTCATGCGGATACCCTCAAAACGCGTTTTGAAGCCGCTACAGAGCGCTTGGCGGTTTTGTGGTACAGAGAAGCCCGCCAGCGCTAACGCGCGCCAGCGGGCTTGTGAGGGCGTTTATGGGTTATTCGATGTCCTGTATGGCCTCAAGATAATGTTGCAAGCGATATTGCGCATTCATAATCGTGTTATAATCGCGAAGATACATATCGCCTTCCAACATGCGCGTCGTTTCCATTGCTTCAATTAACGGCGGCAACACGCGACGCATGAATTCGTTCAACGATATTTCGGACGGCTCGCCCCAGTTGTGCCAAGTTATGGTAGGTTGTTTAGTTTTCGTTTTCATTTCAACTCCCTTTCCTTTTCCGCCATGTACGCGCGCGCTTTATTCCAGGCGTTAGGCGGGCTAAATGTTTTGAGATAGCTTGTGTCGCGTTGCGTCGGATGCGGCGTCGCGACTTCATAGGTGCGGAACGCTATGCGCTTTATGCGAAACGTCCCGCTTTCGGTGTGGCGAACGATCACGCCACAGGTTCCCACGTGATATTCCGACCGTAGGCATTTTTTCTTTTGCCGGTTGATAGATGTATCCAGTCGCCGCGCTTTACGCCTTCAAAGCTTACGTGGTGCGAAACCGTCGGCCGTCCTCTGTAGCCGCGCGTCCATACGGCGTAGCGCCCTGTAACTTTGATATCTTCAACCGGTGTTTTCGGCGACGGTTTATTGTTTTCCCGGTGTTCCGCGCGTTGTTCGTTGGTTAAATTATTCCAACGTTGAACCAAGATTTGCGGATCATAAAACGATACCTTGTTGTAATACCCACCACCAGAGTGGTGCCATTCGTCCGTTGTCCAAAATCCACTTTCCGCCAACGCAAGCGCTAGTCTTTTGGTTTCTTTCCACCCGGCGTCTTTGAAATCTTGCGCGGTAAATTTGGATAGCGGTTTGCGGCCGTCTTCGTATGCCCAAACCGCATTGTTAGACATTCCGCGATCCCAGTCATAACCGTTTCCGCGACCTTCGCTAAATTCGTCGTATCCCCTTAGTGGGTCATAGTTTGCCATTGTTTTCCCTTTCCTAATGGCTTGCCCGATTGCCGTCGGGGCGGTGAACACAAGCGGCGGCACTCTTGCGAATGCCGCCTGTTGTGGTCACTCAACCCAGCATCATGGGGTTGCCCCATTCGTGGCAGTCCACGTCCGGGCATGTTGGAGTCGCTATGCCAATCCACTTGGCGGTGGTGCGAACGGTGTATCCGCAAGCGGTGCAAGATGCCTTAATCATGCGGGTGCCTTGCTTCTTGCGCTTGCTCGCGTCGAGCTTGGCGTGGGGGTAATCGCCGATTGCGTCGAGCATGGGTTGCACCGCCTGTTTAAACGCTTCCCCTTCTGTTGTGGCGGTCATCTTACCTTCTAGCCCGATATCAAGTGCCAGCTTGCGGAACGGGCCACGATGTCCCGCCGCAACGCCTACGGCGGCGTGAACCATTTCGTGCGCCAGCACACCAGCAACGCGCATGGGTTCGTCTTGGGTTATGCCTATGATGATTTCCGTCGTATTATCGGCTGACGCCTCCGGCGACCAACATTGCCCGATTGTGCGGTTTTTGGCGGACAATCCGCCCGATGACGGGAAGCCGCATGTCACGCGGTATTTGGGAAGGGTTGCGCCGCGCTGTTTAAACAGTATTTCTAGGCGGGTTGCTAGTTCGATAAGCCAATCTTCGCGTGTCATTTTCAAGCCCCCAATGCGATGAAAATTAAAAGGATAGTGCCAAGCGCTGACGCGAAGGCGACCGTTTCGCCCATGATTATAAAAAAATCTTTCATCATGCCGCCTCCGCGATTGCTGACGCCTTGCGCTTCGCCGCACCATGTGCTGGGAAGCCGACAATCGATTTGCGGTTGCGTTTCTGACAAAGCTGGCAAGTCGCGCAGCTTACGTCCGATCGATACGTTGCCGGACACGTTACGACGTTGCGCCCGCCTGGCGTGCTGGTGTTGCGCTTGTTGTGGTCGGCGGGCAGAACGACGACGACCGGGCCAATACCGAGGTCCGCCAGTTCGTCGGCGTGTTCCAAATTGTTAGCGGACAAATTAATTGTGAAGCCGTCGCGATTTGCGCCTTCAATAATGGCGTCGTTTATATGGTGATGCGGTTGGTAATGCGTGTAGGTAAAGCCGCGCTTTCCCTTGTTGGCGTCGACTAATTTTTTGAGCTTGAACATATCAATGTTACGGCCATTGCCGGGCAAGTCGCCCGCCTGGTTATGGCGCCAAAATTGACCATCGGGCAGATCGGCGACTTGCTGACAAAAATTGTCCCAGTCAGTTCCGGCTTCGCCCGCGTCTACCTTGTTCCAGAATAGCGCCAGCGGCCCGAGTGCGGCGTAGCAGCCGTTATTTGCGAATGGGCAATCGGTCGGGCAAGAGTCGCGGCTGGTGGTGCTAACCGGAACCGGGCCGACTTTTTTATTGCGTGATCGTAAAGTAAGATGTGCGGTGATCATAATCGGAAACCCTTTCTTTCCGTTTGTGATTAGCGCCCGTCGACGTTGCCGCGTCGGCGGGTGCGATTGTTAATGCCAAGTTTCAGATCGTGCTATGTGTTCGGCAATTTCGATTTCACCTGCAACGTCGACCGGATCGATGCCGATAGCTCGTAGGCGTTTGTGAGCTTGTGCGCGGTTGATAACGCCGCACGTTAATTCGTTTTCTATTTGCGTGAATGTGTCAGACATCTTTCGCCTTTCGGTTAATTGTCGATAACAGTCATATAACAATATGTGATACTATACGCAACCGCAATATTACAATAACGGTCGCGGACGTTATTTTATTCCGGCCAACCGCCCGAAAATCGTTTATTTATTTATAAAGTGAGGGCGAATGTCGACGCAGCGACGCGGTGGCGGTAGGCCACGCAAGTTCACGCAATCGGTAAAATCAGACATTGTGAAGGGAATGGCGTCGGGGAAGACGCTTCTCACGATGTGTGATAAACACAAGGTAACGCGCGAAGGCGTTTGGCGTGCGCGAATTGCCGATCCACAATTCGACGCGGATTTCGAGGACGCGGCCTGCGAAGGAATAATGGCGTTTCTTGATGACGCGCGGAAGGCAATGGAAACGGCCGAGGGCCGCGACGAAATACTGAAACATAAAGAGCTTCTGCGACACGCCGAATGGCTTGCCGAAAAGCGCCTGGCAATCTTTCAACCGGCAAGCCGAGCTGAGGTCAAAATCGACGGGCCAATGGTGGTTGGTTGGAATGTGATTGACGCTACCGCGAACGTTTTTTCAGACGACCAAGTTAACGTTCGCGCGCGAACGTCCATCGGTTCCGACCGCGCCGCGTTGCCGCCCGCCGAATGATCCGCAAGAAATGTTGCGATCGGTTGCTATAACCTATTGAAAATATTGCGTTTCCGTCAGGTTCCTGACCTGATTACGGCCGATTGCGGCGACGAACGCGGCGACGGTAGGGGGTGGTCGACCAGGGGTACCCCCGGCGCGGCGCGCGCCACCACATCTGGTCCCATGCTGGAGCCGACTGCGACGAGTTTTTGAAAGTTAGCTTGGCGGTAACCGCACTCCCGTCGAGCGGCGGGGCGGTGTTCCTCTCGCCGCCCCGCTACCAGAGGTATGATGGCAAAAGCATCACCGCGAACCGTACAGAATATCACAATTCCGTACACTCCGCGTCCGTTACAAATGGAGTTTCACGAAGCCGCGAAGCGCTTCAACGTCGCGGTTTGCCACCGTCGTTTCGGCAAGACCGTCATGGCGATCAACCATCTGCTTCGCGACATCCTTCTCTGCCCTCATCCACGCGCACAGGGGGCATACATCGCGCCGACTTACACGGCAGCGAAACGAATTGCGTGGGCGTATTTACGCGAGTATGCGGGCGTCATACCGGGCGTGAAGTTTAACGAGGCGGAACTGCGGTGCGACCTACCGGACGACCGCCGCATATATTTGTTAGGAGGTGATAGTGCAGACGCGTTGCGGGGCTTGTTCCTCGACAGCGTCGTCCTTGACGAATACGCAGATATGAACAGCCGCCTCTATCCAGAGGTCATACGCCCTGCCCTTGCGGACAGACTGGGCAAGTGCCTCTGGATTGGAACGCCTCGCGGCGACAATCAGTTCAAGGAGATATACGACTACGCCTTGGAACAGCAGGGCGAGGGCAGCGAGGATTGGTTTACGATGCGATTCAAGGCATCGGAGACCGGCATCCTGCGTGAAGCTGAACTGGAGGCCGCTCGTCAGACGATGGACGAGAGCCAGTATCAGCAGGAGTTTGAATGTAGTTGGTCAGCCGCATTGGTCGGCAGCTACTACGGTGCGGCGTTAGACTTGGCTGAGACCGACAATCGGGTTACGAGCGTTCCGTTCGATCCGAATCTCAAGGTATCGGTCAGCTTCGACTTAGGCGTTGCAGACAGCACAGCAATCTGGTTCAGCCAGGAGTATCAAAGAACGGGTGAAGTCAGGCTGATCGATTACTACGAAGCCAGCGGCGAGGGGCTGCATCACTATGTGCGGGAGTTAAACAACCGCCCTTATCATTATGAGCGGTTTTATTTCCCCCACGACATCATGGTCCGTGAGTTGGGCAGCGGCAGCAGCCGGTATGAAATGTTGCTGGGGTTGGGCGTTCGCCCGACTGTGGTTGCGAAACTGAAGGTACAGGACGGCATCGAAGCGGTAAGATCTTTATTGCCGCGTTGCTGGTTTGACCGCAAGCGTTGCGCGCAGGGTCTGAAGTATCTGCGGGCGTATCACCGTGCATGGGATGCACGTAAGAATGATTGGCGGGATCGTCCTAACCACGATCACAGCAGTCACTCGGCAGATAGTTTCAGATATCTGGCGGTGGGCTTGCGTGATGCAGATGAGGACGAGAGCATCAAGATGATGTCCCGCACGCAACGTATGGGCGATGGGCGTCCGGTGATAATGACGGATTATGCCGACAGTTTCGCTTGAGCCGGTAACATATGCTGACGCTGCTCACATCGCGCGAAGGCTTCGGAGGTGGGACGCGAAAGAGATCATGCCGCTGGTACGCGGTGGCGCGGAGGACTTGGCGCTTCTGGCGTCGGCAAGTCACTACGGCCGTGCAGCGTTGTATGACGGTGAGCCGGTAGCGGTTTTTGGCGCGTCGGAGACAACGCCAGCAGTTTGGCAAGTGTTTATGTTTGCGACAGACAAATGGCCAAGAGTGGCGTTGTCGGTCACGCGACACGTTAGAAAGGTTATGATTCCGATCTTGTACGACGCTGGTGCCAATCGCGCAGAGTGTCGTTCGCATGGTCAGTATAAGTGGGCGCATCGTTGGCTTGAATGTCTGGGCGCTCGTCACGAAGCAACGTTTGAAGAGTATGGGCCGCGTCGCGAGACGTATTTTCTCTACGCATGGCGTAGATCTTTTTACGAGGTTTAAACATTATGTGTGTTTTTAGTAGTCCACCCAGCCCCCCGCCCCC